TGCAACATATTGTATGGAACAGCATTTTTATCCCCATCTTAAGGATTCCCGTATTGAAACGCAAGAAGAAAGTATTTCTCGCCACGACCGTCAAAAGTCGCCTGGTCCCCCCTGGAACTTCGAACATAAAACGAAGGAGACACTTCTGGAAGATCCTAAATTCCTAGAGTTTTGTCATAAGGCGTGGGACTGGTTACTCGATGATGAGTTCTGGTTTCTTGGAGGTACTGCTTTGAAAGAAGAGGTTCGCCCTGCTGAGAAATTAGCAGTTAATAAACAACGGATTTTCATTCCCAATTCTGCAGATTTCGTGACGGTTACTAATCGTCTCTGTGGTGATTTTAATGATAAGTTTACAGCATGTCATTTAAAGACTGCATCCGCTGTTGGCATTAATCCCTTTCAAGGTGGTTGGCAACGTGTTCGTGATAAAATAACGAAACATCCCAATATGGGAGAGTATGACTTTTCAGATTATGATTCGTCTTTAGGAGTTATGAAGCTACTTGAAGTATGCAAATTCCGCTTTAAATGTTTCGCCCCTGAATATCAAACTTGGGAAACATGGCACCGTTTATTAAACTGTTATAAAAATATTATTTGGACAGTTATAGTTCTCGTTGATGGTACGCTGGCTATTAAGCCTGGTGGTAATCCCTCCGGTGGAGCTAATACGGTTGTCGACAACACGTTAGTCAATTATTGGTCATTGGCGTATGCATATTATATCTGCGTCACTGAACAATACCGAAATTATTCATCCTTCAACTCTTTAGTTGAATCTACCCTTTATGGAGATGATAACACCAACTCTGTTGCAGATGTTATTAAGGATATGTTTACCCCCTCCGCTTACTGCGCTGCTGTGGCTGAACTTGGTATGACCTGTAATCCTGTCTCTGAAGAATGGTTGACAATAGATGATGTGACGTTCTTACAAGCTGATTTTAAAACATTTCTTTATGGAATATGTATATATCACATCGAACCCTCAAAATCTTATGAAAGTATGAGATGGTCCGAAGAACGATCCCCTAGTATGTCCCTTCAAAGAGCTGTAGGTATGCACCGAGTGACTTGGAGTGATCCAGTTGCACGTGCTTACTACACGAAATATATATCCTATTTAATCGATAGATACGACCTGCTCTTGTCAGGAGTGACAGAGTGGGATACTGCTAAGGCCGGCATAAAACCCGATTGGGCTATGGCAGCATTTTACACTGGTTTGGAGAGTAAAGACCAAAAAGACATTCAAACCAATGAGTCGTATGAGCGAGTATATTTTACATTACAAGCTCGTCGAGGAAAGAAAGGAAAGAAAGGTGGTAAACCTCCACCTGTTCCATCACGTAATACGGCTGCCTATAAGAAAGGCAGGCGTAGTGTGCAACAACACCGTATGATGATGAATAAAAAGAAAGGTCCGAATCGAAGACGTAGTGGTGGCACTGGTAGTAACCGCGCAAATGTTCGAGTAACTCAAGCGCCTGTTTCTACAGCCAATGTGATGACGTTTCCCCGTCAAAAGAAACCTTTCATCGGTTCTCACTTTGAGAAACTCGGTGATGTTAATGGCACTTCTGCTTTCACTACCACCTCTTATAGTCTCAATCCTGGTCTTAGTGGAACATTTCCGTGGATGGCATCTATAGCCGAGAACTTTGAAATGTATAAGTTCACACGTCTTGAATTTTGGTATGTACAAGCTACTGCCACTTCCACAACTGGGACGGTATATATGGCGTTTGATCCTGATGCAGTTGATGCTGCACCGCCTTCTGCGACTGCTCTTATTGACTTGAATGTCAAGACAGTGGGATCGCCTTATATCAATTTGAAATTGAATATACCTCCAAAGTCCAAGTTTGCGAAGGATCTTTATGTTCG